ATTCGGCGGCTTCAACTCTCGCGGCATCGGCAACCAAGCTTGCTACCGCTCGCGCCATCGCATTAACGGGGCCGGTGACAGGTACGGCGAACTTCGACGGAACGGCTGGGATTAGCATTGCAACCTCCCTTTTGGCCGGGGCGGTGATTCAAAGCGTTACCGGGATTTATACCGCGAACGCCGACCTAACGACCGTCATCCCACTAGACGATACCATCCCCCAAAACACAGAAGGGACGCAGGTTTTAAGTGTCTCCATTACGCCCACCTCGACGACTTCAAAAATCCGCGTTTTCTTCAACTCAATCGCGTCGGCGGCTTCCAGTGGAAATACCGCAATAGCGGCTTTGTTCAACGGAGGAAGCAGTGCGGTGGCCGTTTCTGGAAATGTTATTTTTTCCTCCTCGACGGTGATCAACCTCGTTTATGAGTCGGCGGCGGTGGGTGCGTTAACTCCCATTACGTTCACCCTCCGAGTTGGAGCCAACACCGGAACCATGCGCCTAAACGGAACCAATTCCGCCCGCCTTTTTGGTGGCATCGCCGCCTCAACCATGCTCGTGCAGGAAATCAAAGCTTAATCTCATGAAATATCTCCTTCTCTTTTTCGCCCTCGCCTTCTCTGCCTTGTCCGCATTCGGGCAGGCTTACAACAAGGTCCAAATCGTTGACGGCAGCAACAACCCGATTGCTTACGACAAGGTTGTGATTGTGAGCAGCACAGGAGGGGCTGTTTCGATTATGACTGTAGGCACCACAGCCGGAACCGTTGCCGCTGGGGATGATTCACGGATTGTGGGGGCAGCGCAAACCGCATCATTAGGGAGTTCGGCCTTTATTGCATCGACCGCATACGCCACCGCAGCGCAAGGAATCAAGGCTGATTCGGCATCCGTTATATCACCATCCTCCATTGCCAATATGACGTTGTGGCTTAAAGCTGAGACTTTAACAGGAACGGAGGGCTCATTAGTATCATCGTGGGTAGATTCTGGAACCGGATCAGTAACACTGACAGGCACGACAGGGAAACTTCCATATCTCACAAAGGACGGAATCAGCGGAGTTCCTTCTGTGGTATTCAGCGGAACCCAATATCTTACGACCGCCTCATTCTTCGATAATATCGACCACTCCTCAATGACAGGTTTTGTGGTTGCTCAAACATCTGTAGTCACTCCTGACGGCAACTATAACCAGCTTCTCGGGGCAACGTGGCCGAACTTCAACTTAGTGCTTCCCGGCACGGATACCGAAGTAGGAAACGCAGGGATTACGGTTTCTGCCTTCAATAACACCCGCGCAGGTCATGCGCTTTCAAATACCAGCGACCCTGTTGCGTTTGGTTGGAGGCTTGGCGCTGCCAGCGGCACATTGGGAACTTGGCTCAATGAGCGCAAATCGGTTGATTCTGACATGACGACTTCCGCTTCAAGTGCCGCAGGAGGATTCTGGATTGGGAACAACTCGGTTCTCACAAGTGTCTATTATTTCAAGGGAAAAGTGAGTGAGGTGATACTTTACAACCGGGCGTTGACTGACGTGGAGGTTCGATCTGTAAATCGCTATTTGGTTGAGAAATACCGACTCAATCAGACGGATTTAATCCTTGATGGGGACTCGATCACGCTTGGAACAAAATCGACTTGGGGACATTCGCTTCAAACCCTTCTTTACAAGCAGAACCTAGGATTAAAAATCGTGGATATAGGCGTTGGCGGTCGAGGATCAACGGGGCGGTTGGCTACGATGGCGAAATGGGCTCCCGCTCAACGTGCGTCGTCTGAGCCGATCCTCTACATGGTCGGAACCAACGACATCAACGGAACCGGGACTTCCGCTATTCCGTTGCTTGAGTCGAACGTAATGGCCTACGGCACGAATGCTCACCTTTACAATAAGCGGCTGATTATCTCCACAATCCCTAGTATTAAAACCCTCTCGCACGATGAGGATAACGCGGCTCAAATCTACAACGCATGGGTTCGCGCAAACTGGAAGTCATTTGCCGATGGTCTTTGCGACTATGGATCAATCCCGCAGGTTGGTGCTCTTGGGGCGAATGCCAGCGGAACCTATTTTTACTCGGACGGAATCCACCCACTGCCCGCTGGTTATGATCTTATGGCTCCCGTTGCTACGGATGCATTGCGGGAGCTTTATGGACTTCAAATTTCTTCCCATTTGGTAGCCAGCGGAACAGCTACAGCTTATCCTACAGACAGCACTGTAATAGTCACGGGAACGGCTGGCGCTACCATTGTCCTCCCGCTGGCGACTACGCCGAGGAACGGAAAGACGCTCACTATCAAAGATGGCGGAGGCATGGCCCTGGTCAACAATATTGCGATTTCTGGAACGGTCAATGGTTCAGCGGCTTCCCCGATCATCACTAATTATGGATCGATCACGATCATGACCGATGGCACCAACTGGTTTTCGAGATAGCCATGCCATTCCGCGCCATCATAGCAACAGCTTCGGACTAAAGCCAATGACGACCCACCGACAATCCCAGCTCAATACGTGGCTTTTGCTCATCAACGCAAAGCTGATTGTCGTTCTTTTGGGCATTGCCGTGTGGGGCATAAACGAGCAGCGGAGCATTAACCGCACGGTTGCAGAGGATCACTTTGTTACGGCTCAGAATCGCAAGGAAATTGATAAACACAGCGGCCAAATCTACGAACTAGCCGAGCGGGTCAACGGCAGGTTTGGAAGCCAGGGACGCGCAACCGTGCAAGTGACACCATGACCCGTGAACGACTTCTTCTATTCAGGGTGGCATTCACCGGAATGCTTTCCGCCGTGATAGCCGGGGGAACCTATTTCACCGGCAATTACGCCGACGGAATGACCGGAGCAAAGAAGATCATCTTTTGGGCGGGGTTCATCGTCGCCGTGGCCAACAACCTCCACTCGTTCAGCAACACCCTATTCGGACAACTCTCGGATGCAATCAAGCAGCCGGATACCACGCAACCGACCCCAGACAAAACTAATATGAAAAACCTCGTCACCAACGCAGCCAGCGCACTCGTAATCGGCGGAATCCTAACCATGGCATCCCTCACCGGCTGCGCCTGGATTCAGAAACACCAAGGGCAGATCAACGCAATCAGCGGAGTGGCCTTGGACCACATCGCCAAGGATGCATTTAATATTGCCGCTGGAACGCTCGCCACCGAAGCGCAGAGCGGGTTCAGCGCGAACATGGGATACGCCCTGCAATCCAACGCCAGGGACAGCCTGCAAACCATCGTTTCCAGCGATTCATTGAAGGATTACCTCAACGCTTGGAACAACACCGCCACGACGCAAATGGCGGCTCTTGTGCCTCCCAACCTTTCCCCGGCATCCGCTCAACAGGTCGCCTTGGTAATCGCTGACTCCCAAGCCGCGGCAATCCCGACTGTTCCGCAATGAAACCCGGATTCCAGCAAGACACCATCGCCATCCGAATGAACTCGGACGGCCTGAATTTCGCCTTCATCGAACCGCTTGTCTATTGCAGGCCGAACGGGGTGATTCTTAGGAACCGATCCGGTGGAACCAGCGACGGCCCAAGCATCCCGGTTTTCGTGCAAGCGGCCGTCCCTGTCAGCAAAGGGAACTTCTTTGCCGGTGGAATCCACGATGGAGGCTACCGGGATACGCTTGAGATGCTGAATCCAGTTACCAACGAGTGGATTCCGATCACGCTACCAAAGGAAGAGTGCGACGACATCTTTTTGGAGGCGCAACTGCTCTCAGGTGAAGATCCCGTTCTGGCAAAAGCAGCTTACTTGGCCGTCAAAGACTTCGGCCAATCCTCATTCGACGCTGATCGCAAAAGCGCATGACCATTTCTCAACCAGAAAAGAAAGGATGTGATGCCCATGCTGACCTGGATACGGAGACTATTGACCCTCCTACTCAGGCGCTTCCTAACGGATGCACCTGTAGCTTCGTAGAGCCCTGCCGACGTTCGACCCGGAAGCGGGGCTGATTTCTTTATGAGCCAACCCGAACAAGCTGACGGCCACTCTAAGCGTGCAAGCAGCCATCATCAATTCATCAAGAAGCGGCACGTCAGACTTGAGCGCAGAAAAGCCAAGAAAGATCCCGAAGTGCAGCCGACCTACCGCAAATACCAAGGATGGGAATCATGAGCTTTTGGAATCCCTTCACTTGGTTCGCCAAACCCCTGACTATGGACTTCACTCCAATCACCGGCCGCATTACCCGCTACGGCTACCCGACCGACAGCTTTAAAGACAGGAACTCTTCCAACGCCATCGGGTGTTATGACAACGAGCTGGACGGTCAATCCCTGGCGGTTTCACCCGACATCCGGCAGTCACTTAAAGACGAGGGGATTAAGCTTGGTGGAATGGTTGTTTTGAGGCTTTCCAACGGAATGCAGCTTACCCGCCGATGGGACGACCTAACCGCCAACGACGAGGAAGCCGCCAAACTTCACCTTCCTCCGCTTCGTGGACGGTTCGACCTATTCTGCCCGAACGGTGAGAACACCAAGATTGACGGGGTTGCCGTAACTGGATTCTGCAAGCCGTGAATCTAAGCCTTCAAAACTTCTGGTACACCATTCGCAACATGGAACCGGAAGTATTTGAGCAACACTGGCACCTGATGGCTCTGGAAAAGGCCCACAGGGAGATCATCAAAGACACCAACGACTTTCCGGCAGGGATGGCCCCGGCGAATGATAGCTCGTCGATTAAGTCCGATTCTTAATCCTGCCGCCATTTATGGGATTCACAGGACCATTACCCGAGCACGTTCTAAGGCTAATGACACCCGAGCAGCGCCAGCCGCTTGGAGCCGCAGGAGTGACCGCTACCGAGGCACAGGAGAAGTACGCAGCAGGGCAGGAAAAGAGGCTTCAATCTGATATTCGCGCCTATCTTCGCCTTCACGACATTTGGACCGATTGCGACTCGATGGCAAAGCGCAGGAGCGGCACAAAAGGAGCGCCTGACTTTCTTTTCTGCTACAAGGGCAAGGCTTGTGCTATTGAGGCCAAAACCTCAGTTGGCAGACTCTCAGGGGATCAGGTTAACGCCATCGAGCAAATGAGGCGAAATGGGTGGCTTGTGATCGTCGCAAAGTCGGTTGCTGATGTTCATTGCTTGCTTAGATCGATTGATTCAGTAAAGCCTGATTAAGCCGAGGACAACGAGAAGGAACACGGCACAATCCACACATTATCTGAGTGGATTGCTGAATTAATCCTGAGGTTTCCTCATGAGGTTTCCAACACCCGATTTCTCGGCGTTACATTGCCCAGCAACGGGCGTCTTTCGGTCATCCTGTAAAGACTATCGCAACGATCCAAGGCGCGAGCCAATGGCGGTAAATGCAGGGAATTGAACCCCGCTCGAATTGAAGTTCACTAGGCCGCTCGCGTCCGTGTTTCAGGTCAAGCTCCCGGTGCGCGGCAATGAAGTTGCTGGCCGCTCTTTTGTGAAGCACGCTACGCGGTACTGCTTACGGCTCGCGTGGGTAATAAAAAACCCGCAATAGGCTGGCACCTAATTGCGGGTTTCGGGAGGTCTCCCTCCGAAGAAATTCACATTCGACGTGCCAGCGTGCGAACGCAAGGAGAATTTCAGGTTTACCCCAATATGTCACTATCTTTTTTCTTAGGCGATTTGCAGCGGTCTGGCAATGGACGATATTCCTGGCCCCGGCTTAAATTGACTGATGCCCTACGCCGATCCAGATCAACGCAAGGCCCGCCAGCGCGATAGCCAAAAACGCCGATATGCCGTAAGCGGGTCGTTCAGGAAAAAGGAGGCTGCGCGAAAGGCTGAATGGTATCAACGGCCAGAAGTGAAGGCGCACAGGGCCGAAATGTTGCGACAATGGAGAGCGAAGAAGAAGCGACGAGTGATTAAAACAACGTCACGAAAAGAACCTGATCCATCACCGCTTGAAATCCTCGCAAACCTTGTATTTATCGGCCTTTCATGTCAACGGCTCGCGCTTATTTTGCTCCGGTTTTTGCTCCTTTTCCCGACCGAATAGGGGAATCTTTTATTATTTCCTAAATATTTTCTTGTGTTCTTTGGTAAGAATTGCCATTTATTGACGCATGGCAAGACCAACGGTTCCAGAAAGCAAGAAATCAAGGAGCGCGGGAATCTCTCTCCCGCCAGCAATACTCAAGCGGTCGAAGAAATTTGCCGCAAGTCGGAACAAAAGCCTCTCGGCCCTCGTTCTTGAGCTTCTGGTTGAAGCGACTCAACCCGCCGAAAAGGAGAGGGCTTAACCATGAGTGAGGCAATCACCTTCTTTTTGCAGCTTACGGTAATCGCCATTCTGACCTTACTTTGGTTCGTGGTCCGACAGCAAGAGGACGAGCGGGCCGAACAGATAGAACGCGAAAACATCGCCGCATCCAAAAGAAAAGGCATTCGGATTTAACCATCACCAAAACCGCGCACGCGCGCCACAGGACAACTACGCCCAAATACAATGAAACTCAGCGAACAAATTGACGGGATTTTAACCGCTTCAAAGAAGCTTCTCGATTTTAGCCACCGGATTGGAGACAGCGAAGAAGCTTCAATTTTCAGCCTGTCCGCTGAAAACGGAGGAACGGCAACGGTCTATTTTTTCAGCCATATCGACCGCGACAAGGCGCTTTCTTTCATCGGTGAAAAACTAGGCCGCGAAGGATGGATGAAGAAACTCGACGGTTGCGCCTACACTTGGACCAAGAACTTTCTTGGTGTTGGTGTGATGCTCTACCACGTTCAGCAACTTAACTCGCTCCCCGTTATGCTCGTCGATCCCACCGAGTTCCCGATTCAACTGGAGGATGTAAATCCGTGAGAATCACCAAAAAGCAGCGCGAACGGGCCGAGTTCCTTTTGAACGAAGCGGAAACGGCATTAACCACGCTTTGCAATCAACCGCTGAATCTGGACACGGCAACCCGGCTCGCAGCAGAAGCGGCTATCGACACCATCAAGGCGGCTCATAGCTCCCTGGCAAGCCAACCATGGGAATCGTTTTAACATGAGCAACGAACTATCAACTCTCCCGTCTGGTCACTTCGACAACCGCCTAGACGAACTGGCGAAGGTGATGCCGTGCCCTGACAAGGAAAAGGCATCCCACTTTGCCCGCATGGTCTTGACTGCTTTAAACAAGAACCCTGAGTTACTTAGGACAACGCCGGAATCGCGCCTTGCCTGCCTCTTTGACATCGTTGCTGTGGGCCTTGAGCCGAACACTCCGCACGGTTACGCCTACTTGATCCCCTACGGCAATCAATGCACCTTACAGATTGGGTACAAGGGCTTTTGCAAGCTGGCTTATGACACCAACCAAGTGAAGATCATCAAGGCCGGGGTGGTTCGTGAGGGCGACCAGTTCGACTACGCCAAGGGAACTCAAGAGTGTTTTGTGAAGCATACGGAACGCCTTGGGCGCGGCAGGGAATCCCGCCCGCTTCTAGGGGCTTGGGCGAGCATTGAGCTTATCAACGGAGGCGTGGGCGTGGAAGTCATGGACGCCGACACGCTGGACAAGATCATGAAGCTGTCCCGCTCTCCCGCAAGCAAGACATGGGCCGACGAGTTTCGCAAAAAGAGCGTGGTAAAACGGATGCTCAAGCTCCTCCAACTCTCGGGTATGACGACCGTTCACCGCGCAATCGAGGTCGATAACAAGGGGCTGACTCCGATGCTGCCAGAGAAGAAGGCGCACAGCCTCACGTTTGGCGAGGATGAACCGAAGCAACTCCAAGAATCCAGCGAACCAACCGAACCCGCCGAAACGCGCAACGAGAAAGGGGAATTTGTATGGGAATGAAACGAAAGCTCACCCTTGAGCAGAAGATTAACCGCCGCCAAAAGATCAATAGAACAGCAATGGACCGCATTGGCGACTCCGTTAAGTCCATCGACCGACTCGCGGAACTAGCCAAAGAAAAGAAGTCAATCTATGCGGCTAACTGCTGGGGACTTATTCCAGCGATTGCGGTTATGAACATGGCCGCTTGCCGTGTCTATTCGGCAATAAAGGACAGAAGAATTTATGAGTACAACCCCGGCAAATCAAACTAGAAGGAGGGAGAGAAATGAGCTTGACCGAAGGAATCCACGAAAAGATTGCGCCGAATATTTATCGCGCCGACACGGCTGTCTCCCGCAGCGACCTGCTTTTGATGTCGCCCCCAGCTCGGTACAAGTGGGAGAAGGCTGCGACCAAAGAGGAAGCCTCAACCAAGGCTCTCGACTTCGGCCAAGCGTTTCACACGATGATGATTGAACCGGAACTTTTTGACACCCGGCACGTTTTGAGCACTTACCCCGACTTCCGCAGTAAGGAAGCCCGCGAATGGCGCGACACGGTAACAGCGCAGGGAAAGACCATCATAACCAAAGACGACCGGGAGCGGTTGCTTGGAATGGGAGCAAGCGCACGAGCGCATAGTTCTTACCGCCAGATCATGTCAGGTGCTCGCCATGAGGTTACGGCAGTCGGCCGTCACGCTGGCACGGGGTTGATGCTCAAGGCTCGTCCTGATGTCGTGCCGATTGGAAACGCGCTGGTTGACTTCAAAAGCGCCCGCGATGCCTCACCTGCTGGATTCGGCAAGGCCGTTTGGGACTTCAAATACTTCCAACAGGCCCCGCACTATCTGGACGTTTGGAATGACGCGACCACCAAGGACGAACGCAAGCGCGAAGAGTTCCTGTTCTTTGTGGTCGAGAGTGAAGCCCCTTACCTTTGCTCCGTATACGTCACGCCTCACGAACTGATTGAATACGGGCGCAAGCTGAACAACGCCGCGCTCTACACGCTGGCTCATTGCCTCAAAACCAATTCATGGCCCGGATACCCGCAGGAGATTGACGAGTTTGAACTCCCTGGATGGGCCAAGAAGGAATTGGAAGGAGCAATGGCAATATGACATCCCCTTACGCCATAGAACCGCCCGACATGAGCCCGCCGGATGATCCAGTCGGCCCTGAGTGTCCCGAGTGTCACGCCGAGGATTGCATTGTTCGCAACCCAAAGGGAGGCACTCATCGCGGAAAGCGTTGGTACAAGTTCAGCGCCGAATGCCCAACATGCGGCCACCAATGGGAAGAGGAGAATTTAGCGTGAACAAAACAGCGTGGTTAAACATGGCCCAGGAATACGCGCTGATTTCAGATAACTGCGTTACCATTGATGAAGTTGCAGAGGTTGACCGCATCGACGCTGAATCACTAATCGGAGAAGCAAAGGAATAATTTATGAGTTTAACAGAATACGAGAGCCTAATCAGGGCAAAATCAAAGGCAGTCAGTTCAAGTGGATTCGAGCCATCATCACAATTGAATCCAAGCCTGTTTGAATGGCAAAAGATCATCGTTCATTGGGCGTTAAAGGTAGGAAAATGCGCGTTGTTCGAGGATTGCGGATTAGGAAAGACTCTTCAACAACTCGAATGGGCGCGGCACGTCTGCGAATACACAGGCGGAAGCGTGATCGTTGTTTGCCCTCTTGCGGTTGCATCGCAGACCATTAAGGAAGGAGAAAAGTTTGGAATTAAGGTCAATCTCTGCCGGAATCAGGAGGACTCCAAGCCGGGAATTAATATTACCAATTACGACAGGATCGCGCTATTTGATCCTGCTGATTTTGCGGGAGTGGTACTAGACGAATCGAGCATATTAAAGGGATTCAACGGAAAGACACGGAGACTCCTGACGGATATGTTCGCGGCGACTCCTTACCGCCTATGCTGCACCGCTACGCCTGCACCTAATGACTTTACCGAACTAGGACAACACGCCGAGTTCCTGGGGGTTTGCAAGCCCGCTGAAATGCTCGCAACCTATTTCATCAATGATACGTTCGACACGGGAACATGGAGGCTTAAAGGCCATGCTGTTGAACCATTCTGGCGTTGGGTTTCCTCTTGGGCTGCGTGTGTCGGAAAGCCAAGCGATATAGGATTCTCTGATGATGGATTTAATCTGCCTCGAGTCGAAACTCATATTGTCACGGTTGAAGTTGACCACCGGGCGAGTTTTGAATCTGGAGAGCTTTTCGTAAACCCACACGTTTCCGCTACTGACTTTCACCGGGAGCAGCGGCGCACGATGCAAGACAGGGTGCAATCCGCTGCGCAGATCGTTAACGAATCAACCGGGCCGTTCGTGGTTTGGTGTGAATCAAATGATGAATCATGTGAATTGCTTTCGTTGATTCCCGATGCCGTTGAAATCATCGGAAGCGACCGAGTGGATCATAAGGAAAAGAAGCTGGAAATGTTCGCACTCGGTGAAGCTCGCGTAATCATCACCAAGGCAAGCATCACAGGATTCGGACTGAACTGGCAGCATTGTTGCCAAGAAATCTACGTTGGAATGAATCATTCATTCGAGCGGTTCTACCAAGCCAGCAAACGCATTCACCGATTCGGGCAAAAGAAAACAGTTCATCGCTACATAGTCCAAGCTGACACGGAAAATGGAGTCATGGCGGCGATTATGCGAAAGAACGATCAACACGAAAAGATGCGGGAATTTATGCAATTCACAAGAGAAAACCTAACCAACGATAGCGAATTTACAGCCATGAACACCGATATAAAAACACTCTCAACGGACAACTGGTCCTTTCACAACGGAGATTGCGTTCGTGTCGCCAAAACAATCCCCGATAATTCGATTGGATTTAGTGTATTTTCTCCGCCATTCGCGGACCTGTTTACCTACTCAAATGACGTTCAGGATATGGGGAATTGTGATGGGCTTGATTCCTTTATGGAGCAATTCGGATTCCTGATTGATGAACTTAACCGAATAACGATGCCGGGGCGTGAGTGCGCGGTTCATTGCTGCGATTTGCTGGCTACGAAATGGAAAGACGGGGACATTGAGTTCAGGGACTTTTCAGGAGCTATTTCTTCGGCGTTCCGTGAGCGTGGATGGCTGTTCCATTCCCGAATCACGATCTGGAAAGATCCAGTTACCGAAATGCAGCGCACCAAGGCGCACGGTCTTCTTTATAAAACGCTGAGGACCGATTCAAGCAAGAGCCGCGTAAGAGCCGCTGAATATCTCCTAATCTTCAGAAAGCGAGGGGACAACCCGAAACCAATCACTCACACTCCCGAATCGTTCCCGCTGGATCGTTGGCAGGAAATCGCCTCGCCGGTTTGGATGACAGTTGACCAAGGGCGAGTTCTCAACGGGAAGCTATCCAGAGATCAGGCTGACGAGCGGCACATTTGCCCGCTTCAACTCGACGTTATCGAGAGGGCATTGCTGATGTGGAGCGCCCCAGGCGACACGGTTTTTTCGCCATTTGGCGGGATTGGTTCAGAGGGCTATTGCTCTGTGCGCATGGGCCGAAAGTTCATCGGGTCGGAGTTGAAGGAATCCTACTGGAAAACGGGTTGTGAATATCTGCGATTTGCCGAGGAAGAAACCCGCGACCTATTCGCCGTTTAACCGCCATGACCACTACTCCTAGAACCGACAGAGAAACCCGCGACACGATGGGAGGAGCGCCGGGAGTGCTCAACGCCGTGGCGATCCGAAAACCAGACGGCAGCGGGCTTTATGTCCCGGCAGCGTTTGCAAGGAAGCTGGAAATTGAGCTTCAAGAGGCGCTGAAAAAGCATCAACCAATTTTTGCGCGGCATGAGCCGTGACAGTCGGGGCTGGTTACGGATTCCGGCCCCGGTGCGAATAACACGCTCAGCCTGCCGTGTGGCAGGAAAAGCCGCGCAAAAACCTTTTCAAAGCAAAGAATTGACTCGACCCGTTTAGGTTTATCCCTAAGAATAACCCCCGCCGTTAGTCCCGGTATTTAAAATGATAACTTTTCTTATCCCGCCTTCTCAAGTTGCCGCATCATTTCGGGGACTACCTCTTGAGGGGCGGGATTTTTTGCGCTATGAGTGATCCTGGTGCATTCATACGACTCTCGCGCAGGTTCTTTAATCATGCGTTGTGGACGGAGCACCGTGCGTTTTCCCGTGCCGAAGCTTGGCTGGATGTCTTGCACACCGCAGCTTGGAAGCAGGAAAGCCGATTGGTGGACGGAAAGTTAGTCGAGATACCGAGGGGGGGCCTTGTCGCCTCAGTGCGCTACCTCTCTGGCCGCTGGAAGTGGTCAAATACGAAAGTATGCTCGTTTCTCGAAATCCTTAAATCCGAGGGCATGATTAAGACGGAAAAAAGACACGGAAACACCGTGCTAATGCTATGCAATTACGAGACTTACAACGCATTGCAGGACACAAAAAAGACGGATAAACGACGATTAGACGACGCTCAAACGACACTTGAACGACAGCCTATATATAAAGAAGAAGGGGAAGAACATAAAGAAATAGTCCACACACAGCGCGAGGCTGTCGCAAACGTGGACGATGTGATTTCGGAAGGATCAAGACTCATTCCCCCATGTCCCGAGGAAATGGCCCGCAAGTGGTACGAGGAAAAGGAGGGAGTCGGCTGGGTTGATCGAAACAACATCCCAATTCGCAAATGGAAACCGCTGCTCTCTTCGTGGTGGAGAGGATGCCAGGAAACCGACCGCAGGCAGGCTGCTCTTAAGCCTAAATTCAACGGAAACCAAAGAGGCGCCGCAGACGAGGCGCTTCACAAGCAGAAACACGAAAAATATGGATGGTAAACTCTACAAATGCGTATGCGGTAAGGAGTTTATGGGCATTCCGATCATCTTTGACGGACGCGAGGTTTTCGCAAACCGGAAATGCGAGGATTGCACCAGGGCCGCAGACGCCGAAATAAACGCCGAAAAAAACCGAATTAAGGCAAGGGAAATGGCTGACGCATGGAACGCTATTTGCCCCCCAATTTACCGCGACACCAACCCTGAACGGCTGCACCCGAAATGCATGGAGGCTGCTGCATCGTTCGATGTCGATTTGAAAATGGGGCTTGGGCTCACAGGAAGCAGCGGGCTTGGCAAGACTAGAGCCTTGTTCCTCGCTCTTAAAATCGCCTTTGATGCCCAAAAGTCTTGCGCATCCGTATCCCACGCCAAATTCTCCCGAATCGTGCAGGAAGCATTTGCCGGGGATGGCAAAGAGAAGGCGGAGGCCAAGGCAAAGCTTGAATCATTCCGTCGCGCTAATTTCTTGCTGATTGATGATCTTGGCAAACCGCCATCGACCGAGCGGGCAGATTCCGAGATTGAGGACTTAATCGAGCACCGAACATCCTTCATATTACCAATTCTTTGGAGTGCAAACGGGTCAGGAGCGTGGCTTGAGAAGCGGTTCGGCTCAGACCGGGGGGAACCGATTGTAAGGCGACTGAGCGAGTTTAGCCGAATTGTACCGATTTAACCAACCATGCACACCAGCGCCACCCAACCAAAAGAAGCCCCAAAGCGCCACGAGGCCAAACGGCTCAAGGCTCTCCACAACGGGAAGCCGAAAGCCCGCGAACTACTTTTAATGAAACACAACGGCAAGCTGATTCTGCCGGGGATTAGGGAGTAATTTATGAAACGAATCGTTCATCTACACAGCGGGGGTCTTGATTCCACCGTAATGCTCTATGACCACATAAATAAGGGCTTTGACGTTAAGTGCGTCGGCTTCGATTACGGGCAGACCCACTACAAGGAGATTGATGCCGCAAAGTCGATTTGCGAAGAGTTGAGGGTTCCGTTCGAGCTTGTTCAACTGGCCCGAGTGTTCAGCCGCTCAAGCCTGCTTGGAGGAAGCGGAAGCGTCGTGGTTCCAAACCGGAACATGGTTTTTCTGTCGGTGGCGGCAGCGATAGCGGAAGGGCAGAATAGGCGAATCATAACCTACGGATGCACACGGGAAGATTATGACGGGTTCCCAGACTGCCGACCGATGTTCGTTACCGTAATGAACCAATCACTTTCGCTTGCTGGATTAAGCGCAAGGATCGAAACGCCCTACCAGATACTTTCAAAGCGCGATGTTGTTCAGATCGGCCAAAGCCTCGGCGTTCCGTTCGATAAAACTTGGTCCTGCTACATCGGAGGCCAAGAACCATGCTATTCATGCGAAGCGTGCAAGAAGCGCACAGAGGCATTCCTTCAGGCGGGTACTCGGTTCTCGATATGATCCATTACCACGGCACACCATGCGGAGGAAAACGGGAGGAGGCGGCGCGATTTATGAAAGGCCGTCACATTCTGATTCCGTTCCCAAGGCCCGAGGACATAGCTACAGCAGCCGAAGTCTGTCAGTCGTTCATTCTGGACAACGGAGCATTCACCATCTGGAAGCAGGGCGGAAAACTGGACGTTGCTGGCTATATCGAGTTCTGCCGGACATGGCACAGACACCCCGCCTTTGATTGGGCGATCATACCGGACGAAATCGAAGGCGACGAGGCCGCAAACGACGCCATGCTTTCAGATTGGCCGGACGATTTAGACGGCGCTCCTGTTTGGCACATGCACGAATCAATCGACCGACTGAAACGCCTCTGCGATTCCTTTCGGGTTGTCTGCCTTGGCTCTAGCGGCGAATGGGAAACGCCAGGTACAGAATCTTGGTGGGCAAGGATGAGTGAGGCAATAGGTTCAATCTGTGACAGCGATGGAAGGCCACCATGCAAGCTTCACGGACTCCGAATGCTCTCGCCTGACATTTTCACAAGACTGCCTCTTTCATCTGCCGACTCAACAAACGCCGTTCGCAACGGCTGCTCAATCGGAAGATTCGGAGTCTACGCAGCTCCAAACCAAGGAACCAGAATGGACGTTATAGCCCAAAGAATCGAAGCCCACCAATCGGCCCCCGTGTGGATCGAAAACAACAAGCAAGTGGAACTAACTTTTTAACTCGATCAGAGAATAACCAACTAAAGGAAAATATGAGCCGACTATCAGACAACGACAGAAACCTTGGGCCTTTTACGCTGGCCAGATGGAGCAAGACATTTTCGTTCTACATCAGCGGAGGAGATGATGAAGACCGCACAACGAACCTCCTGATTGCCGCATTCGGGTGGGCTTTGCGAGTGCGGTTACCATTTACGATCAAGCCGTTTGGCAAGTACGGCGAGCACTGCCGACGATACGGATTCAGCATCAGTGACATGGGCAATGGTTATGACTTCGTGCAAGTCTATTACGGCCCCCAGACTCACGACACCAGCACTGAAAGGCATTGGTGCAAGCACTTGCCTTGGAAACAATGGCGCTGCGTCCGGTTTAGCTGCTACACGCCCACCGGGGAGCACTTCGCCAGCGAGGAGAAGGGTAAAGGAAAGTTCTTTGAGTTCATGCGGATCAAGGAAACCTGCCCAACATCCCGATTCGAGTTCGATGATTACGATGGAGAGCGAATCACCGCGACATGCCTGATCGACGAGCGGGAATGGCATCGTGGCGAGGGCTGGTTCAAGTGGCTTGGATTCTTCTGGCCCGCGAAAATCCGGCGTTCCCTCGATCTGCAATTCAGCGCTGAAGTCGGACCAGAAAAGGGATCATGGAAGGGCGGCACAATCGGCCACGGAATTGACATGATGGAAGGCGAGACTCCACGCCAAGCTTTCGAGCGATATTGCTCCAAGGGTTACGATGCACGAAAGAGAGGCAAAGTTTACCCGCTCAAGTTTGTTGGAGAGATTGAATCTTTGGAGGCTGGAATGAACCTAACAACCAGCGACCTAGACAGCCGGATCAGCAAAGCCAAGGAGGAAACCAAGTGAGCGAGACACCGAGAACAGACCGCGCAAGGGGAGAATTTTGGATGGGTGGAGATTGGTCAATTAGGTTCGACTTGTTTACGCAGCAACTCGAAACCGAACTGACCGCATCCAACGCCGGGCTTGAAGCGGCCAAGAATGATCTGGCGGAAACCAAAAACGCACTCTCGAAACTCGTCTCTGACTACTCCGAGGCTGTAGCCGGGGAAACCGAGATGGAGGAGCTTCTGAGACTAAGGAATGAGCTTGCGGAGGCGAAGGAGCAACGCGACCAGCTAAAGCGAGCAAGCGATGCGGTTCAAAAGTATCTGTTTGCCGACGATTCAGACTCCATCATCGCCGCTTGCAACTGCGACACCAAAACGAACGAGATCAAGCACCACAAGAAGGGGTGTAAGTATCGGCTGATCTGTGAACGTGACGGCTTCAAATCCACCCTCACAGAGCTTCTTGAGGTTGCGGAGAGGCTTGAAACGTTCGGCACCAATGAACCGGGAATGTTAACGGATTATCTGGATACTTGTGAAGACCTCGCCCGAATCAAACAACAACGGGAGGAACGGAAGTGACATGCTCTTACTGCCGAGGTCGCGTTGAATGGAAGGGTCCGTTCACAGGATTCACGCACACGGAATGTCTGCGATGTGGAGCGCGCAACAGTCAGATTCCCGAACCATCAGAACAACCAGAGGAGGATCAAGAATGACCCACAACGAAATAGACGCACTAACCGAAGAGCAAGTCCACAAAGCCGTTTTGGAGCGGCTTGGGTGGAGTTTGATAAGACCCGGATTAGTCAGAGGGCTTAAGGGTTGCTTTCCTCGCCCAACTACTAACTTCAAGGAATGCCCTCCCCTCGACGACAACCTAATGCGCGAGGCGAGGAAGCTGCTGGACTCCGAGCAAGCAATCGTATTCATAGCGACACTTTGTTCTGGCTCGGTAATCGTACCCGGAACTTACGAGGGGGCATTCAAGCTAATTCACGTTCCCGCCCTCGACCACGCCCGCGCATTCCTTAAAACGATGGCCCTTGAAAAATAATTTCACTTTCCTCTTGCAATAACCTAAGCGGTTTGCTTTATTTGCGTCATGAAAACAACCGAACAAGCAATCGCCTCCGCAAACACCAGCCGCTACTACGTCCGCTCCTATGATGCAGCAATGAAATCTCCGCTGGACGGCGAACTTTTTGCGACTCTCGAAAAGCAAGAGAGCTATTTCGCCAGGAAGCTTGCAGAATCCAAGCAATCCCTGCGCGATAACCTGTTTGGCGCACGCGCCGTACTTGCGATTGAGTTGCGGGCGCTGAAAGGCGATGATCGCACTGAAGTTGAAATCGCTATCGCTGGAATTGACTCGGAACTTGAAGGGCTCAAAAATGCCAAATAAGGCAGCACAAGCATTAGGGCGGCTTGGGGGTCGCAAGACCTCCGAGGCCAAGGCCGAGGCTGTAAGGGCCAATGGAGCCATACCGCCGAAGCCGGGGAGCCGACCAAGGGGCAGACCAAAGAAACTTAAGACCTTGGAGGGAAGGGAATGAGTGAGGGGAAAATAGGCCGCATATCATTCGCGGTTGAGATCGACGGAAAGCCTTACTTTGTGGCCCTTCCTCAAGAAAGGTTGCGCGTATTGGTCACGCTCGCAGGATCATTGTCGGATAGCGGAAAGCTTCCAGTTTTGGATATGCCGGAAGGCTTTAAGTTCACGGAATTAGAAACCAACAAAGGAGAGGCATGAGACAACCAGACGACCACGATACGAAAGAAGAGATTGCATTCCACGAAGGAAATTCAGGAATAGAAATCACCCCACCCGCAAACAGCGGGAATGGACAGGAGGCGCGAGCGGCGGAATCCGAAGTGAATAAAATCCAGCAGGCGACTCGCTGGGTGACAAGCGACGGAAAGGAGTTTGCTTACTTCTCTGGTGCCGAATACCACGCGCAACAGATGGACAAAGCAGCAAAGGCAAACGCCGTCCTTGCCGATGAAAAGAAACTCTCTGCGCATCTTCAAACCGAAATCGACAGGTTGATAGCAGCCGACAACCAGAACGACTCGGAGCTAAATCTTGCGTGGGGAGAATGCGATAAGCAGGATGCGGAGATTAAGTTCCTGCAAGCCGACCGTGAGCGATTAGCTCAGGAGAACAATAGACTTGAGATGGAGATTGAAACCACTTGGGAGAAATGCGGGGCGTCCGAGTTGCTGCTAGAACAGTCCACCCGCCAAAACGCCCGATTACTTGAGAAAATCAGAAACCTTGAAGCCATTGACGCGTAAGGTAGAGTCAATTCATGCCTCGTCTCGATAATCCTCGCCATGAAGCTTTTGCGCAAGCCGTCGCAAAGGGATCAAAGGGCGCTGACGCCTACCGGAAAGGCTACGGGAAAGAAGTTGCTTCTGCGAGACAGCGGGCTTGCGAGCTTATGAAAGACCGTGACATATCGGAACGGATCAAGGAGTTGCAGAGCAAATCTGCCGATGGCGTTGCGCTCACGCTTCGAGAGATGCACGATTTTCTTCGCTCTACGCTACTGACTGCCCCCGGCTCTATCGACGAGAACAACCCGCTTTGCCAGAGCTTCAAGTACACTGAAACCATGAGGGAATTAAAGATGTGCGATAAGCTTCGGGCGCTTGAACTGGCGGCGAAGCTACAGGGAATGCTCCGTGAAAAGGTGGAGGTCGATGTCTCTGATGATTTCGCTGGATTCTTCGGGCTGATCCGGCGCGGATCAAAGGAAGGTTCGGAATAGGGTAGCCGTCATTTTTATGAATCAGTCAAGCCAAAAGAAGCTTTCACCAGAGGACAAAAAGAAGCTCGCGAGCCCCGTTTGGCGAATCTGCAACCTATACCACGTCAAAGACGAGGTGACCGGCAAAGCTGTTCCGTTCCGGCCTAAACCGGAGCAAATGGAGATTATCAACGCCGTTCACGTTCGGGGGGAAAAGAAGATCCTGATTCCCAAGGCCCGACAGCTTGGAATCTCGACCGTTATCGCAATCATCATTTTGGACGCGATTATTTGGAACGCCGGGGTTCAGGCTGCAATCGTTGACCAGACGCAGGGAGACGCCACCAAAAAGCTTCGCAATAAGATCGTTTTCGCCTTTGAGCAGCTTCCCAAGTACATGCGAGACAAGATCAAGGTCGGGAAGAATAACGACCATTTCTTTGCCATTTCAGCCAGCAGCGAAGAGGATGCGACTAGCGAAGTCCAGGCGGGGACCAACGCCCGAGGCGATACCTTCCAAATCCTTCATGTCTCAGAATGGGGTTCGATTGCCTACGAAGATCCGAAGCGGTCCCAAGAAATCCTTACCGGGGCCCTGCCTGCCGCCAAGAAAGGTTTGGTGTTTATCGAAACAACATGGAAGGGCGGCAAGAATGGCGACCTTTGGGGAATCACCAAGCGAGCCATGGAGACTCCTCCGGAGCACCGGACACAGGAGGATTACAGCCTCTATTTCTTCCCTTGGTGGGGCGAGAAGGGCTATGCGCTCGCCGGGGACGCTTCGCAGATTCCAACCGATTGTGCTCAGTATCTTGCCGAGGTTGAGGAAGCGATTAAGAGCCGGTTATCCGATGCTCAGCGCCTTTGGTACTACAAAGTAGCTTGGGCGAAGGGGCTTTTCCGGTTCCGCGAGTTCCCATCGACGCTTGACGAGTGCTTCCGCTCCCCAATCGAGGGCGCAATCTACGCTGATTTGATTGATAAACTCAGGGGAACTGGCGCAATTACCAGCTATCCCGTGGACGGAATGGCTTTGGTTCACACCTTTTGGGACGAGGGAAGCCCGCAAAATACGTGCGTTTGGTACGCACAAATGGTTGGACGGGAAATCAGGATTATTGACTGCGACATGATCCCAAGGGGGCTTGACGCGCCACCGGAAACCATCGTTGAGCGGGTGGCTCGAATGCTCCGCAAGGGCTACAATTACGGGTGGCATTACCTCACCCACGCAGCCCAGCAGACGGAATTCTCAGGCAAGACCATCCAAAGCGAGCTAATCGCCGCAGGGCTTAAGAACGTGCGGGTTGTCCCTCGAACGGTTGATGTCTGGATGGGGATTAACCGACTTCGCCAACTCATGCCGACCTTCGTTTTCAGGCTACCGGCTTGCGAGCACGGGATTGAGGCGCTGAGTAACTACCACACAAGGCGCGAGAGTGGGGCTGGTATCTCCCAAGACATTCCCGTACACGATTGGTCAAGCCATCCATCAGACGGACTTAGAACCCTGGCAGAAGCGGAAATGGCCGGGATGCTTGAAGGCAGCAGCACAACGGCCCTAAATGGTCGCAAGCGCAACGGAATGGGAGCCCGGGTCATTTCAGGATTCAGGGGCGACGATGAAGGAGGGGCGTTCGGTGGAACTGCGAGGGTGATATTTTGAATTTATGAAAGTAGAAATCGACGGCATTGCATACGTTCCAGCAAGCGAGATAGGCAAGGGAGCAGACAACACGGCGCGGGCGCTTTTATCGGCTGTTGCTGGGGGCTGGTACACCTATCTGAACTGCCACAAGACAGGTGAATCTATCGGTGGAGCTACCAAGTGCGAGTGTACTGGCTGTAACGCTTACCGAGCCATATCTCAGTTCCTCGGAGAAATAGACGAGGAGGAGCAAACGGACCCCGGCTTTTTAAGGCTGTGGGAGGCATCTGGGAAATGACCCCTGTTGAGCAAGCCGCAGCAGTCTACGAACGTGAGGATTGCGCGAGGACGTTCAAGGAGGACCTTGAGTATCACCTTCTAAACGGCTGGGTAATCAACACGCCAACGCTTTTCATCATGGCTCGCCCGGTTGAGAGGTACGGTCCACCGTCGCTAATCGTTGACCCATCGCACGTTTTCGAGAATCCCGACTGCTGGCACATATACCTTCAAGCCGGGAACGTGAATGAGGTTTGGAAGTTCGATGTTCATCAATTCCCGTGGGTGTCATTTGAGCGTAGAAACAGGCTCAGATTCTACCGAAGTAAGGAAATCCACGATAGGACAGCCCGGTTAATCACCTAGGGTCGAGTCAATTCTTCTTTACTTTTGCCCCCTACCCGCTCACCTATGTTGCTTTCGAGCGCAAGAACGCTCTCCGCATTTACCGTTATGAAAGGATAAAACGATGCTGCTTCTCCTTGTCTGTCTTGCTTTCCTCGCCATCCTTGCACAAAGGGACGGTGAACTAACCCCGTCAACCGCCGAGGGCTTTGGCTGGGTTCGTCCAAAGATCACCCCGGCAACAATGCCGCTTCGACTTCTCAAGGGCGGAACTCCTGCACCGCCCAAGCCGCAGCAAATCCCGAATCCTCCTGCGCCTCCTCCACCCCCTCCACCAATCCCGCCGCCTCCCACTCAGACCGCTGTTGCCGCAGATCAGGCCGCTTTAGATGCCCGTAAGCAGCAACTCAGCCGCAAGGGGATCGGTTCCACGCTCTTAGCTGGGGAAACTGGCGGGGCGAACGCACCGGCTAAGAAGTCGCTTTTGGGGTAATTCATGGCCGATGTAGATTCCATTGTTAAGCGCAACGAGGCACTGAAATCCGACCGAATGCCTTTTATGGCCTTCTGGCAGGATGTGGCTAACTACGTAATGCCCCGAAAGAGTGAGATTCTTTCGCAGCGCATGTACCCCGACCAGAGTAAGGAGCAACGGCTTTTCGACTCCACGGCAATTCGGGCAAATCAGATCCTTTCCAACGGCCACATGTCTTGGATTACGCCACAGGGCCAAGCATGGTTCACCTTCGATTGCCCTGACAACCTTTTGCAGAGCGACGAGGCAAAGCAGTGGTTTGCGGCCTGTACCGAGATTGCACGGCGCGAACTGGCTCGATCCAACTTCTATACCGAGGCTCACGAATTCTACCTCGACAGGGGAGGATTTGGAACTGCCTGCATGTTCGTAGCCGAGGGCAAGAAAAACGCGCTCAACTTTGAGGCTTGGGAACTTGGCCGGTACTCGCTTTGTGAGGACGATGAGGGGCGAATTGATACCTGTTACCGTGACTTCGACATGACCTTGCGGCAGATGGCGCTCAAGTTCGGCAAGGAGAACCTGCACAAAGAACAACAGGACAAGCTGGACTCCAACGACGCTCATGCACTTGAGGAAAAAATCACCATTGTCCACGCCATCTATTCTCGCGATCCCTCGGAGTACGACCCTCGCTTGCGCGACGGCAAGAATATGCCGGTTGCCTCCTGCTACGTGGATTCCAAGAACAAGCATCTTCTGAGTGAGGGAGGGTTCAATGAAACGCCCTTCATGGCGTCCAGATTCCTTCACTGGTCGAAGTCTGTTTATGGTTGGTCGCCGTCATGGATGGCGCTACCTGAGGCCCGCCAACTCAATTTCCTCGAAAAGCAGATGGACGCGCTGGCTGAAATCGCAGCTTTCCCTCGCATTCTGCTGCCTGAAGGATTTGCCGGGTCGGTTGATCTTCGCGCTCATGGGGTGACGTATTTTGACCACAGCCAGCCCAATGCGATCCCGAAGGAATGGATTACGGGCGGTCGCTACGACATCGGAAAGGACAGGGCAGAGGTTCGCCGCGCAGCCATCGAAAAGGCGTTCTACGTCGACGTCTTCCAAATGTTCGCCAATATCGAGCGGCAAATGACGGCCCGTGAGGTTGCAGAACGCAGCGCGGAAAAGCTTGATCAGTTTTCACCATCATTCTCCCGGCTCACGGTGGAGTTTCTGAATCCTGTTTTGCAGCGGGTGTTTTCAATCCTTCTGCGCGGTGGACACTTTCCTCCACCTCCAAACGAAGTCTTGATGCCAACAGCAGCCGGGGCGGTTATTCCAGAGCCGAAGGTTAATTACTCTTCCCGCATCGCCCTGGCGATTAAGGCCCTTGAGAGCGCCGGGTTTGAGCGCACCCTTGAAATGTGGACACCGATGATTCAAGCGCGTCCTGAAATTCTGGATAATCTCGACCTCGACACCGCTTTCCGCGACTCGACCCGCAACAACAACGTACCGGCCCGTTGGCTCATGGATTCGCGCAAGATGGCGCAGGTTCGGGCTCAACGCGCTCAACAGCAGGCGCAACAGCAGCAGATAGAGCAGGCCCAACAGATGGCCGATGCCGCAGGTAAAGCCGGGAACATCAAACCAGAGAGCACCGTTGGCCAAATGCTTTCAGGGGCGGCTAAATGAGTGCTTTTGAGGATCTTCATAATCGAATGAGCAGCGAAGCTCAAGAGCTAGACGCTGAAGCAATGGCTCATTTCCATCCATTGATAAAGCTGGTGATTGCTGCCCGCGCAAGTTGGCTAAAAGGCCACGCAACCAGCCCTAAGAACTGTCTGATTAGCCGAGAGCTTTTAACCTTCAAGGACCATGTTTATTTCGAGGATGGGACGCTGTTAGGAATGACCATCGAAACAACCAACGAACCCGGCCTTATTTGGGTTGGAGAGTGGGTAAAATGAGTGACGCAATCACCAAGAGCGATTTGGACAGGGCTCGCGAAAAGGCCCGATTGATTAACGCCTACCATCGCACTTTCAACACGACTGACGGCCAACTTGTGCTTGAGGACTTTCGCAGGGCATTCGGGACCGAATCACCCGCATTCATTCCCGGCCCGAACGGATTTGACCCCTACCGCGCCGCCCAGCGCGACGGCCAACGACAGGTTGTTATTCACGTCGAAACCATCTTGAAAACCACAACCCCAGACGGTGATGGCAACGTGGAGAAGTCAGCAGTAACCATCATCACCGAAACCCAAGAAAACTAACCATCATGCCCGAAGCATCATTACTCAGCGGCGATCCAACGCCCTCACCCACTCCATCACCTACGCCCAGCCCAAGCCCCTCACCGTCTCCTTCGCCAAGTCCAACGCCCTCACTGACGCCATCGAACACCGGCTACGTTGGCGACGATGGCGCATTCAAAGAGGGCTGGATGGACCGTCTACCTCCTGATTTCGCAGACTCCAAGCAGATCCTCGGAAAGTATCGGACCCTTCCTGACGCGCTCAAGGCCCTAACCAACGCCGAGCGGCTTGTGGGCAAGAAGATGGATGGGCTGATTAAGATCCCCGGCGCACTCAAGGACGGTGCAACCGATGCCGAGAAGGCTGATCACGCAACCTCGATGGAGGCCTACCGCAAGGCCATCGGCATACCTGACAAGCCCGAAGGCTACACACTCAAGCCTGAGAAGCTTCCCGAAGGCATGGAGTGGAATGAGGAATTCGGCAAGACATTCGCCGGGATCGCCCACAAGCACAACGTCACCCCCGACGCAATGAAGGAACTTGTCGAGGCCTACACCGGCATGGAGCAATCCCGAGGAGTCGCCCAACAGCAGGTATTTCAACAGGAACTTGAGAAGGGAAAAGCGACCCTGCAAGACGCATGGAAAGGCGACTTTGAAACGAATCTCAAGGTTGCGACCCGTGTAGCTAAGACCCTTGGACTTGATCCAAATTCACCAGGGCTCAGTGATCCTAACGTGGTGATTGCGCTAAAGAACATGGCCGGAATGGTGAGTGAGGATAAGCTCATCAATGGCGAGTTCTCAGGTTCATCCACACCCGGAAAAGATCGCGGAATGGCGATTATGACCGGCAAGAGCAGCGACCCTGAGATTCTTCGCCTCCATGCGCTCTACATGAAGGGCGACAAGGAAGCCAATAAGACCGTGGAGGAGTTGCTTAAGAACGGGTAGACCTACCAAAACCAGATTGTTTGTTGGGCGCGCCTATAGCCGAGTTGCTGTAGGCGCGCTTTTTTATGCCGGAATGTATTGACTCGACCCCGCTTCATTTGCTATGCGCTTAGACCGTCCTGAGTAAGACACCCGCTCCTTTTTTAAGGTTTGGCCTCACTCGGCATTCCCAAAGCCGTTTTTCGACCCGCAAGCGCGGACACTCGGCAGCCGAGGGGGACCACACACCAAATCTTAAATCTCGAAAGAGAAAGGAGCCCTCATAATGAGCGCAGTCTTACAAATTCCAGACCATTTCGTTACCAAGTTCGATACGACTTGGAAACATCTCGTCCAGCAGACCGAATCCCGCCTACGCGAAACCGTTGAAGTCGATACGTTCGACGGCAAGGAAAAGAAATACAACCAGATCGACTCTACCGAGCTTGATCTCGTTACCACCCGCGCAGCCGTCACCACTGAAAGCGACATTGCTTTGCCTGACCGCTGGTTGCGTACCAGCATCTATGACAAGGCATTCATTCGCGATGAGTGGGATGATACCTTCTTGGGTGAAGTCAGTTCGCCAACCTCGGAGTTCATGCGGGCCGCAATGCAGGCCTACAATCGCCGGGTTGATAAATCCATTGCTCTCGCCTTGGGCGGAACCGCCTACACCGGGGCAGATGGAACCACTGGAACCACGCTCCCAAGTGCGCAGAAAGTCGCGGTTAACTTCGTGGCTCCGAACACGACCGGATCAAACAGCGGGCTAACCCTCGCCAAGCTGATCAAGGCCCGTTCGATTCTGCGCAAGGCCGAAGCAATCGCACCAGGGGAACGCGTTGTTTTTGCCTGCTCTCAGCAGCAAATCGACGATCTTCTCAATAACGTGGATCAGGTTGCCAACACCCGCTATGCGGACGTGAAGGCGCTGCAAGAAGGTTCCGTGACCACGTTCATGGGCTTCTACTTCCACATCACTGAACTCATGCCCGTGGCTAGCTCGATTCGCTCATGCTACGCCTACCCGCAGAGCGCCTTGAAGTTCGCGGACGGTGGCAAGAAGTCCTATATGGACATTCTCCCCACCCGCAGCCATGCGCTGCAAGTGCGCGTGTCCGCTCGCCTCGGCGCGACCCGGATGGAAGAAAAACGAGTGGTCGAAATCGCCTGCTCCGAAGCTTAATTCAACCAACGAAAAGGAGATTATAAGTTATGGCTAATTTTAATGCTGACATCGCAGTGCAGGAAGCTAGCGCGCGGGGGGACACCCGCATCGACGGTTCCTTGCGAACTGGCCGCCGAATGGTCTTCCGCGCAACTTACGTTTGCGTTGGGACCGAAGTGGCAACCGACACAATCACCCTCGGAACCTTGCCGAACGGGGCAAAGTTTCTCGGGGGCCGTATTTGGTCGGAAGCCTGCGGCGGAACCACCGGGACGATTGCGACCCTTGGAACCGTTGCAACCGCTGGCCTTTTAAGCGCGACCGCCGTGGGGATTACCTCTGCTGGCACTACCGCTCTTACGCTGGTTGCCGGGTTGCCTGTAGCTGCCTTTGATGGCGCTACGGCGCTCGTTGCGGCCATTGGCCTTGCGAGCGGGTCTTTCACGGCTGGAAAGAAAGTCGTGTTTGACATCGAATATTTCGTCTAATCCCAGGCGAAACCTTTGTGGGAAAAATCACCGGGTTGGGCGTTTGATGGGCGTCCAGCCCGGTATTCCAAATAAACCATCACCTAAATTCCCATGGCCGTAGACGTTGTTACAATCTGCAATCTCGCCCTTGGGCGCCTCGGGGAATCTCGCATTATGTCCATTGACGATGCGAGCCAGCAGGCCCGGTTTTGCAAGCTGTTCTACGAGCCGACCCGTGATGAGGTTCTACGCTCGCATACTTGGAACTTCGCCAAGCAGCGACAGACCCTCACCAAGCTTTCCGCCGCTCCTGCCTTCGGTTGGAGCAACGCTTTCCAGCTTCCCGCCGACTTCATTCGTGAGGTCCGCGTGAATGAATGGGAGTCTTATCAGGCCGATGATAATTGGGTGATCGAGGGCAACCAGCTTTTGACCGATCAAGACACGATTGAGCTGCTTTATATTTATCGGGTTGTCGATAGCACGCTTTTTGATCCGCTCTTTGTAAAGGCGTTCTCGGTGCTTCTGGCTTCTGAGCTCGTCACCACCCTGACGGGTTCACGCGAACAGGGGCAGGCGTTCCTTACCGAGTATCAGCAGATCCTTGCGCCCCTGGCCAAGCGCATTGACGGCATGGAGAACCACGACAAGCGCAAGCTGCCTTGGGTCAATAGTGATCTTGTTAATGCCCGATTTGGCTTCGGGTCATTCTGATGATCAATTCGATCCTACAAAGCTTCAACACCGGGGAGCTTTCCCCTCGCCTTTGGTCGCGGGTGGACCTCGACAAGTACAATAGCGGTTGCCGCAGACTTGAGAACTTTATCGTGATGCCTTATGGGGGCATCAACCGCAGGCCGGGAACGGAATTCATTTCCGAGGTTAAGGACTCAACCAAAGCCGTTCGCCTGATCGGGTTCAATTTCTCGATTACCACGAATTTCGTTTTGGAGTTCGGAAATCAGTACGTTCGGTTCTATTCCAACGGGGCTCAAGTACAGGTTGCGAGTGTGCCGTATGAAATCGCCTCTCCTTATCTGGCGGCAGACCTTTTCCAGCTTCAATATTGCCAGATCAATGACGTGATGTATATCGCGCACGCGAATTACCCCGTTTACAAGCTTTCCAGGCTGGCTGATACGAATTGGACGCTTTCAATCGTGAGTTGGGATTACCCCGCATTTCGGGATGAGAACGTTACAAATACCACCGTAACGCCCAGCGCGACCACCGGAACCGGGATCACCATTGCGGCCAGCAGCGCGATTTTCGACCCGGGCGACGTTGGGGGATATTACCGGATTGGCAATGAACGCAGTTCCACTACCTCTAAGATCGCATTAACCGCCAATGGCAGCGGGTCAAATATCAGCGTGCTTGGCACTTGGGAGTTTACCACGACCGGAGTCTGGAAAGGGACGGTAGCGGTTCAAGCCAGCTACGACAAGGGGACCACATGGGAAACTGTGCGCTCCTTTGATGGCGACAGCGACCGGAACATTACGACGACCGGGGTGCAGGAGAAAGAGGCCCTGATGCGGGTCACGATGACCAATCACTCCTCCTCAACGGCCCCGACGTATGCTTATCTCGATGCGGTTGAGGCCACGGTTTACGGCGTGGTGAAAGTCACGGCAGTTCCTTCGGTGCGAACGGTGAATATCACGGGCATTGCTTCTTTCACAGGAAGCTTCTGCAACATCAACGCCACGGCACACGGGCTACAGCCGGGGCAGGTGATCAGCATTTCAGGGGTAACAACTCCTATTGCCTTGAACGGCACGCAATACGTTGCGAGCGTGGTCGATTCAAGCCATTTCGTGGTGAATGTCACCTACGCCTCTTACACCGGCTCAGGCGTAATTTCCACGGTTGCGAATACCGTTGCGACGGCTGATTCAGTAAAAGACCTTTACGCAGCCGGGGCAGGCACTCCGACGACACAATGGGCAGAAGGTGAATGGTCTACCAGGCGCGGATTCCCCCGTTCGGTGGTACTCCATCAGCAACGGCTTTTCTTCGGGGGAAATTCCGCCCATGCGGTGACGGTTTGGGGCAGCGTGATTGGCGACTTTGAAAACTTCCTGATCACCACCTTTGACGATAGCGGGCTCAATCTTACCCTATCGACCGTGGAGCAAAATGTCATTAACTGGCTGATCAGTTTCAAACAAAACTTGGTGATTGGCACCAGCGGCGATGAATACATTCTTGCGCCGTCCGGTTCATCCTCCGCTTTGACGCCTACCAACCTCGATGCCAGACGACAAAGCCGGTACGGTAGCGCTTATCTCCCGGCTGTCTTGGTGAACAATGCCGTTCTCTACGTCCAACGCCACGGGCGAAAGATGCAGGAGATGGTCTATAACTGGCAGATTGACGGGTTCATTTCTCAAGACCTGACTCTTTTAAGCGACCACATCACCGCAGGCGGAATCGTACAGCACGCCTACCAACAGCAATTCGATTCAATCCTCTGGTGCATCACCGGCAACGGGGTGCTCATTGGGATGACCTACGACCGCAACCAAAACGTGGTAGGATGGCATCGACATACCACGCAGGGGACTTTTGAGAGCGTGGCTACCATCTACGGGGCAAACACCGGGGATGAGGTTTGGGTGATAGCAAATCGGTTTATCAATGGACAGACCAAGCGATTTGTGGAGCGGTTCGATCCTGATTACCGGGACACCATCGACCTAAACAATAAAACGGCGTGGCTTTACGTGGATTCAACCACGACAAACGCTGCCAGCGTGGACGGGTTGACTTGGACGGGGTTGGATCATCTCGAAGGCCAGACCGTGAGCATCCTGGCAGACGGGGCCGTTCACCCTAGCTTGGTCGTTACCGGTGGATCGGTTACGCTTCAAATATCGGCATCCGTGGTGCAAATCGGGTTGCAATACGCCTCCTATATCAAGCCGACATCGGTTTCAATCGGCCAGATGCAGGGCGGAACCGACCAAGGGCGACATTACCGGATGCACCGGGCCGACCTTCGCCTTTACAACAGCTTGGGCGGTGAATTTGAATCGGCCCCAGGGGTTTTTGATCCCATAGTTTTCAGGGATCACAATTCGGTTATGGATCAGTCTCCAAATGTGTTTTCAGGGGAGGTTGAGCTCACGTTATCGGGTAATTTTGGGCGAACCGCTGATGTCAATATCCGGCAGCTTCAGCCGCTCCCAATGACGATTCTGGCCATCCTACCCAAATTCGATGTTCTGGGTGACTAATGAAGGCTTGCCCAGCAAGCGCATTTTCTCCATGTATTGACTCGACCTCGATCGATACTAACCGTTTATGGAAAAGGCATACCTCTTAAAGCTGTTTGATCCGCAGACGGATTATGACACGGTTTGCCAATGGTGGAAGGATCGCGGGTTTGATCCGCTGCCAAAGGTCATTCTGCCGAAGCTTGGCGTGATGGCTATTCCCGGGGAAGGCGAGGCCCCTGATGCCTGCGCATGGCTTTACATGGATAACTCTGTTGGGGTCTGCTTCCTTGAGGGAACAATTTCCCGCCCGGGGCTGACGTTGGCGCAGGCCCGCGATGCGATCGGTTCAATCATAGGGTTCCTGAAAAGCGAGGCAATCAGGTTGGACTACGGAACCATGATCACCTTCTGCAATAGCGCGCTTGCACGGGAATCCAAGCGGCTCGGGTTTGTGCGTGTCCAAACTGAACTCTCTATGATGGTCAATAATCTCACCAAGGAGGCCCCATGCCAGCTTTAGCAGTAGTTGCAATCGTCGCATCTGTTGCAGCCGGGGGAATCTCGGCTTATTCCAGCTACGAGCAAGGGAAGACGCAGGAGGGAATGGCGAATTACAACGCCGCCGTTCAGCGTAATAACGCCGCTGTCAATCAGCAGATGGCCGTCAATCAGGCGCAGGCGCAGGGCAATCTCTACACCCAGCAGCAGACCGCGATTCGCCAGCAGCAAGCCGCTAATCTCTCCCAAGCCAAAGAGGCAATTCTCCGCTCAGAAACCGAGAAAAGCGCCCTCATGGCAAAGCAGCGAGCCGCCTATGCAGGGGCCGGGGTTATCATGCAAGGCTCTCCACTTGCCGTTCTTTCCGATACCGCTTCCAAGTTCCAAACTGCGCAGTCTGACACGCTTTATAAGAGCGAGGTTGCAAATCACGCCTTGAACTACGAGTACAACGGGGCCGATTACCGCAAATCGCTTCTCACTCTCGATGTCTACGGGGCAAAAGCCGGGGCCGCAAATGCCAATGCGATGGCGAACCTCACCCAACTACAAGGATCGGCAGACATGCAGGCCGGGGAGTATAAGGCCGCAGGAACCCTGTTAAGCTCCGCAGGCAGCGCAGCCGGTTCAATGTACAAGGCCAGTTAAAATTTATGCCTAATATCCCACTGGCAGAGGTCCCGAATGCTCCCCAAGCAAACCCCGGCATTCCAGACACGGGCGGGGCTCAACGCTCCGTCATGCAGACGTTCGGAGAGGCCAAACAGCAACTCCAACAGCGGCAGGCCCCGATTGATCTTCTCTCCGCTCCCTACGAAGGATTGCAGCAGGTCGCAAAAGGCGTGTCCGAGATTGGAAGTGTAACCGGCCAGATTGCCGACAAGGCCGCACAGCTTCGGGTTCAGCGGCAAGTGATGGAAGGTCAAGACGCCATCGGGAAAGCCTATTCGGATTATCAAGCGGAAGTCGCCAAACAACCCGGGCTTGATCCCAACCAGATCACGCAGGGTTGGAAAGACCGGCTACCGGATGTCATTAGCTCAACCGTCAGCAATCCCGACTTGTCGCCCTTGGCAAAACAACAGCTTTCGATGTACGCCAATCACTTTGGCGTCAAGACCACCGACGAATTGAATCTTACCGCAGCTTCCAAAGAGGCCGAGCTTGCCAAGCAGACCTTCTTTAACCGGGTCAACGATCAGACCGACGCGGGGGACATTGCCGGGGCTCATGCGACCTTGGATCAGATGAAGGCACAACACATCGACCACCCGGAAGTGATCGACGAGTACGCCAAGCACATCGACCAGAAGCACGAACTCAACCAGTGGGAGCGTGGCATTGATGCCGACCCAATGGCCGTTCAACAGCAGCTTGCCGGGTTGGTGGACGACAAGGGGCAGGTTCAGGGCTCAAAGCTTTCCCTCCCGCAGCTTGAGAAGCTACAGGATGAAGCCACCCGGGCGACCTATACCGAGCGAGGACGGCGCAGGGATCAAATTGTGCAGATGGCCGAGAATAATCTCTTGAACGGTGGCAGAGAACAGATCGAGACGCTTGCCGGTGGGTATCTGAGCCACACGGATGAAGACATCATCATGGCGAAGATGGGCAAGACCCAGCCGCCCGACCCTGAGCAATGGGCCAACACGCTTTATAAGGCCAATAATTACGACGCTTCCAAGGACCCTGACGGCGCGAAACTCTACGCCATCACGGGAGACATTCACGCGCTGCCAGAAGGTTGGAAAGATCCTATCCGCAAAGCCCTTGAGCATTCGGAGTCACCGGACACGACCATCAAGCAGACCTTGAGTAGCCGGATTCAGCAGCTTACCTCAATGGGGACATTCGGGGACGTGACCAAGAAGAACGGCCAACCCGTTGACCCAGCCGCAGCCGGGAAGGCATGGGAAGCCGCCTCGGCCATCCAGTACGACCTTTCCCAATGGACAAAGGAGAATCCTAAATCCAGCCTTAAGGATGCCGAGCAATGGCTCAACGACAAGGTGAAACAGGCCACGCCGCCGCCCGCGCCGGATGTCTACCATGATAACACTTGGCACCTGCTGCACCCAACGACTTGGGGCGCTCACCCTGACGCGGTTTCCTTGAGCCCGCGTTACGACCAAATCACCGCAAGCCCTACGGCGAAGGCCGGGGTGAGTGACGCGCTGGTTGAGCAGGTCAAGGAGCGCGAGGGATTCAACGCAAACGCTTTCCATGACGGCACTCAAAACAGCGTCGGCTATGGCACCCGGGCAAAGTCCATCGGTGAAGTTATTGACGAACCTCAGGCCGACGCCAGATTGAGGCAGGAGCTTTCCACCAGCGCACAAAGCGTTGATGCAGCGGCAAAACAAGGAGGATGGAACCTGACTCAAGCCCAACGGGACGCGCTTGTAAGCTTCGACTTTAACACGGGCGCGGGCGCAAGCGTTCTCTCACGCAGCAAGGGAATAGCCGATTTACAGGCCAGAATGAGCCAATACACCAAGCAGGCTCAAGGCGGTCAAATGGTTGAGCTTCCCGGGCTCGTTAATCGCCGTAAGGCAGAACTCGCAGCATTCAACCAATAATGAGCGCACCCGACCAAACCGGGCTCTTGAATCCCGACCAGATTAACGCGCTAGTGGCCGAGCATGACGCGCCCGACGCAACCCCCGAGCGCCAACAACAGATTGCCCAGCAGTTTGACGCCGACCGGGCGCAGCGGGCGCAGGCAAATTATCAAGCCGGGATCGAGAGCGCGCAAAGCATGTTCACAGATCCCAAGACCCTTGGGGGCCAATGGACACCTGAGAACTCGCAGACATCCAAGCTCCTTGGCAGCGATGAGGAGGCCGACAAAAAGCGGTTTGCAAATATCGGATGGATTGCCGCCCAGCAGGGATTGCCTCGTGATCAGGTGACGGACGTTTATCCGATGCTTCGGGACAAGATTGCCCGCGAACGCTTCGGAAAGCCTGAAATCACCGATGGAGAGTTTTTCAACACGGTCCAGAGCAATATCAACGACGCGAAGGCCAAGAACGATCTCCTTTCCAAGATAGCAACCACCAGCGCCAACACGGGGTTGAATGATGCGCTTGAAGGTAAGCCCGCTGATTGGGCTCCTCACTTTCAGGCAATGAACGCAACGGCGGCAGCTTTCCGGCCCGAAGGCTCGCCCAGCTTTGACAATGGCGAGGATTGGAAAACGGTTCAGGCTTCCTATAATCGCAGCTACGCACTAGCAACAGCCAACAAGGATTTGTTCACCGTTGCCCGGGACGTTCTCAACCAGGACGTTGGTGACAATAAGCTCAAGACCGGCGAAACATTGGATGAAGCTGCCTCTCGCATCGCCGCACTCAGCCCGCAGGATAAGCAATCGGTCTTCGGAATGCTGACCTTGTTCGCCAAGGAAAACGGGGCCAAGAACCCGGTTGATTTCATCGACAAGCTTTCGACCTTTGGGGGTCAAACTGGCAAGAGCTTTGAGCGGGGCGCGTCCAGCTTGGCAACGGGAGCTTTTGGGGCCGCATCCGATTTGCAGCTTACGAAAATTAAGGAGGAGCTTGAAAATGGCTCTCCTCAGATCGTCGGGAAAGATGCTTCACTCGACAATCTTTTAAGCGTTCAGGCGCAAAGCCAAGCAGTCGGCTCATTCGCGACCGGGATGCCGCAGGCGTTGAATATCGACGGACCCGTAAGGGATGCCACCGAGCCCGAACGAAAGGCGCTTCTGGCTCAGGTTAACGCCAAGATTCAGACCAACCAAGTCTTGCGCGAGCTTCGCAACTTTGCGGAAACCAATCTAGACCCGATCAAGCCGGTTCTCACGGGGGTAATCCCCAACGCAGCCGAAAAAGGGCTCTACATGATGGCCGGATCAGCGCCCCTAATGGCAGAGGCTTCAATCCCTGGCGGCTTGGCGCTATCCGCCGTTTCCATGAGCGGCGGGGCCTATGATTCGCTTCGGGTGAAATATCCAGACCTTGACCCGACCAAGGCCGCGATGGTTGCTGGGGTGACGGGGGTTGCGCAGGCGGCAGCATTCAAGCTTCCGTTGCAGGCGATGGCCGGGAAACTTCCTTTCTTTTCCAAGGCCGTTTCCGACCTCATGACGCCGACTTCAAACTTTTGGGCGCGGGCGGCAATCGGAACGGCAGCAGGGACAGCCGAGCAAACGGCGATGCTTACGGGAATCAACCTGATCCCAGCGGCTTCTCAAAGCGTGATTTCCGCACTCGATAAGGATGTTCCGCAAGTGGATTGGAAACAGCAAATCGGGGACGCATGGAAACAAACCCCTGAAACCTTCTGGATGGCGTTGCCTATGGCAATGGTCGGGGCCGGGGTGATGGCGTCCAACGAAAGCGGGTTTGTCTCAAAGATCATTCAAGACCCCGACGCGCTTCAAAAGTTCGGAATTAAGCCCGAGGACGCGCAGGCAATCGCCCAAGCCCACGCCAGCGGAGACGCAGCAGGCGCCGAGCAGCAATTCCGGCAGGCCTGGCAGGCAAGGACCCCGGCAGAAATCAAGGCCGCAGGCGTTGCGATGCAGGCAGACCTTGACCACGCCAAAACCATGCAGGAGAGCCCCGAGGCCCCCACGCTTCGCACAACGGCAGACGGCGGCTATCAGGTGCTCGACAAGGCCGGAAACGTCACGCTTGAAACCCGCGATGAATCGGCGGCTCTTGCGGCTGTTACCGATCGCACGACTTCCGACATCACCGGCGACCACGAAGCGCAGGCGATGAACGACCTGAAAGCGTTCTTTGAGGAGAAAGACCCGAATCGTCGCGTTGAGCTCATCAAGGAATCCAAGACACTTCAAGATGCCATTGGCGAGAATCAAGCCACTCCTGAACAGGTAGCCGAACGGATGCGGATTGCCGGGGCGCAGGCGGGCGATACGGCAAGCGGGTTCCGTGTGCTAGGTGAGAACGTGGCCGATATTCGAGAAAACCTCTTCACGGACGTTTCCAAGATTTACCAAGGTGGAAGCGTTGACACCATGATCGAGGAACGCGCCCACGGGGATTTAAAGAAAGCCCTCTCTGACGGTTCACTCTCAATGGAGGACGCACTTGCAGCCGTGAAAGCTTGGGCCGAGCATCACCCAGAGTTTGCAATCCCTGAGAACGCCACGCCCACCCAACAGGAAACCGCCCTGCAAGAAGGCGTTGCCGACATGGTGAAAGCCAAGTTCTTCGGGAACCTAAAGGCAATCGAGGGCCTACCCAAGAGCGTCATGGGCTTTATTGCCCGTGCCGTGACCTACTTCAAAGAGGTATTCAAGCGGGCCGGAACTCTCAAGAGTCTATCCGACTCGGGCAAGCTCAGCGGGAACTTTGAGGACTTCCTTGCAAAGAGCGTTGGCTTGAAGGACGAGCGCAATGTTTCGCAGGCTACCCATGAAGCAGCCGGGGAGATTGCTGGCGTTTCGTTCTCCACCCTCTCAAGCGCCGATTACACCCAACGGATTTCCGACAAGATCGACGCGCTTAAACGCGACCCCAAGGAGCGGCTGAAGATTTACGAGCGGGCCAGCGAGAAGATTCAAGCCCTCAAGGACAAGGCCGATAAATCACTCTATCCATTTGCGCTCGAAGTCATGGGAAAAGAGAAGGCGGGACGCGCTGAAATGCTTCACGCCTTCGCCACGCTTGACGCCGTTGCCTCCACCCTGCCGCCCGAGGTTCGCGCAAAGATCGGAGGAAGCGCCTATAAGATGCTCGCAGAGCTCAAGGGAAACGCAGCCAGAGCAAAGTTCGTAAATGAGCAGCTTGGCAAAGTTGACCGGGCCCTCGAAGGCGTCTTAAAGAAGGATTACGCCGGCCAGATTGAAGGCTTAATCGAGAAATCCCATCCCGTAGGAGGTAAGGGCGAGAAGGTCAAAGGCAAGATCGGCGTTGAAGGCCACCGGGCATTTAAGGAAATCGACCGAGTTTCACAACTCAGTGGCGATGATGTTCAGCGGGAACTTGACGGGATCAATCAGGCTTACGCCGATACCGACCCGGCTGACACCAAGGCAATCCTGGCGCTGACTGAAAAAGCTCATTACCTCGAAGCGTTTGGGGATTTGAAGGGCAAAACCGCCGATGAACTGGCTTCCTCATTCAAGCTCGCAAAGGAGATTTACGAAAAAGGCCGTTCCTCATGGATCGCCCAAGAGCAATCCAGGCTTGAACAGGTCAAGTCGCTTCGCGGCGCAATCATCGACGGCGCAGGCAAGAAAGGGACCGATTCCGAACTGATCGCCTCCAAGGATGCTGATAGCGGTCTTAATGGAGGCTCCAAGGGGCTCTTGCAGCGGTTCCGGTCATTCACACAGGTTTTGGAGGTTGCTCTTGGTCGTGACAATGCCGTGACGCAACGCTGGCACGAAGCCGATGTAAAAGCCTCCCGCCAAAAGGAAACAGCTTTGGTCGATTCTCACCGGGAGTTTCAGGAGCTTCTAAAATCCATTTACGGGAAAAAGACCAGCCGACTTGAACGGGGCCGCGCTCTTTGGGATCTCCGCACCGAGCGCAATATCAAGGTGGACAAGATCGAGGGCCGGAAGGTCGAGAGCGTTGATATTCCAATCGACACCGCCCGCGACATCCTTGACGGCAAACTTGAGCCTGAGCCATTCGGGATTAAAGAAGAGGACCGGGCCGACTTGAAATCGGCGGTTGATGCGTGGTCCTCAAGTGATTCGCGCCGGGAATCTGTGACCGTTGATACCGTCAAATCCAAGGGAACCACCGAAACCGTTCCGCTTACCGCTATGGAGGGGGTTTATTTGACACAGCTTGCAGGCCAAAGCCGGTACGCCAAGGCCCTTGAAAAGAACGGGTGGACGCCCGAGGTGATGGCAAAAATCGAGGGGATGCTTCCAGATGAGGCCAAGGCAATCCGGTCTTGGATGGCTGATAACTACGCCAAGGGATACGAGCCGCTAAATCGAATCTTCCAATCCATGCACGGGATTGACCTACCGCGGGAAGATGGCTATGCCCCGGCCCGGTTCAAGCATGACACCGCAGAGGCTACGCAGTCTCCCTATGGTGGAGACGTGATGTTTGACGGCGGGATGAGCACTGGCTTCCTTCGGACCCGAAAGAATCATTCAGCACGCCCCGAACTTGCCGACGCGCTCACGAACTATTTCCAGCACGTAGCCGCAACCGAGCATTTCAAGGCTTACGCCGAGTTCGCCCGGGAGATGAATGGAACCATGCGCTCCCAGGATGTTCGCAACTCTCTTGAAGCCGCCAAAGGCAAAAGCACTCTCGACCCGCTTTTGGATTGGGTCAAAACCATCAATGACGGCGGCTTGAAAGCCAAGAGCCTTGGGAAAGAACTCGATAACATCGCCCGCCATCTTTCAGGGGCATCGGCTTACCTAGGGCTTGCGTGGAACCTTGGGACCGCATCCAAGCATCTTCTCTCCGCATTCAATGCCGCCGCCGAGATGCCGCTTGGGGCCTACGCCAAGGGATTCGCAAAGCTTCTGGCTGGTCAAATGGAAGTCGGTCACATTTGGAATTCCGATTTCATCCAAAACCGGCTTCATGGGGATTGGTCCCCTGAGCAAAAAGCCGCAATGGCGAAGTCTTGGGAAACCGCCCCTAGCCGCCGCCAACTCTTCTTGGACCTTGGAACGCACATTCTCCCGTTCGTGGACACCGTAGCCACCACAGGGGGAGCGGCCATCGCCTACGATTACCATTTCAACGAGGCGATGAAGATGCCAGGAATGACCAAGGAGCAGGCCGATTCAATGGCGATGCACGCCACGGAAGACATGGTTTACCGCACCGCCTACCCGGCTTCAATGACTCAGCGCAGCCTTGCGGAAATCGGGGCCTCTCCAATGGGCAAGCTTTTGTGGCTATTCGCAACCCCCGGCCGACAGAAAGCCGGAATGTTCCTGACTGCAGTTCAGCACGCAATGAGCGGCGAAGGCTCCAAAACTGAGCTCGCACGCGTGATGTTCGTCACTCACGTTGTAGGCGGCTTGATGGCCGCCGGGATGTCTTCGGCTTGGCGTTCGGCTCACGACGACCAAGAGGATAGCTTTTTCAACGCGCACGATTGGGAGCCTCGGGATTTTGCCATTGCCGCGCTTGCTGGCCCCCTGGCTGAAATGCCGCTGCTTCGGGATTTGATTGCTCATCTCGAAGGCAAACCCGCTCACACCGCCGTTGGCAGCGCCGAAAGAGGGCTGGATTCGGTTTGGAAACTCGTCCAATCAGCCACCGGAAAGCTTTCCAAAAATGAGGATGCAAACCGAAACAAGGACCCTTGGAAATGGTACATGAACAAGGGGGCCGACGCGCTCAACCTTGTCGGTTTCGGCATGGGTAACGGGATGGAATCCCTTGGGGTCGGTGCTCGACTGATTAACGACCGCCGCAAGGAGCTTGAAAAGCTCTCTGGAAACACCAAACCAACCGGCAAACGCAGGTAGCGAATTGGCTTGCCATTTACCCAGCTAACCCCATGAATTGACTCGACCCTGTTTTGTGCTATGAGCGTCCAATCAGATACCAGTAAAATTAGTTACGCCGGGAACAATTCCACGGTCACGCCTTACCCGGTTCCGTTCAAATTCGCCAACAACTCCGACTTGGTTGCGGTCGTCACCGATTCAACCGGAGTTCAGGCGACCCTCGTTCTAACCACGGATTACACCGTAACGGGCGCGGGGCTTGATGCCGGGGGAAACCTGACTACGGTTGCCGCTTGGGATTCAACCCATACCGTAACCATTTACCGCGAGGTGCCAGCTACCCAGCTCACCAGCTACGCCGAGAATGACAAGTTTCCAGCAGCTTCTCATGAGGCAGCCTTGGACAAGCTGACTTACTTGGTCCAGCAGCACGCCCGCCAAATCGCCAGTTGTATGCGGGTGACTGAGGCCAGCCAAGCCCCTGGCGCCGGGATTCCAACGGCTTTAACCTTTCTGACGCTGGACGCCAATGGAAACGCTGCTTTCCTCACACCCGGCCAAGCTCAATCGCTTCTCTCTCTTCCGGCACCGATCCTTAACTTGCCTCTTTCGGTATGGGCCAACGCTACAGCGCGTGGGCTCAAGGTTCCTGATTTCATAGGGCAGCTAGGTTTCCAGGTTGATACGAATGTTCTTTATTACTCCACAGGGCTCGCTGCTGGGAACTGGACCGTTTACGTGCCGGCCAATTCGGCGGCTTCAACTCTCGCGGCATCGGCAACCAAGCTTGCTACCGCTCGCGCCATCGCATTAACGGGGCCGGTGACAGGTACGGCGAACTTCGACGGAACGGCTGGGATTAGCATTGCAACCTT